TGGTTGTCAAATCTGTTGATGTCATATCAACCATTGCACTTTTAAATGTATTAGCCAAGGAAAAAACCCTCCGATTCTGCTTCTTCTTTTAAATCTTGTTGATAGTTAGTATTTAACAAAAGTATTATTTGATCAAGTAATCGAATCATTTGATCAAACTGACCAGCATCATACTCTGGTGTTGCATTAGGTAATCTAGTTATTGTAATTTTAGCCATTATTAATCTCTTTTATACCAACTGGTTAAAGTAAATCTTGCTCCTTTTATAACATTTAAAACAGCATGTTTATATACTTTTCCATCCATGTAATAAGTCCTACCTTTTATTGGAGCTATTTGCACTCCCTCTATAACAGCTTCTCCTCCAATAAAATCATCATTTAAAAAAGTAACTGAAGTACCTGTTGTTTTTTCTGACGCAGTATCAAGATGAAAATTTTTGGAACTACCTTGCGGATAAATAATTACCTGTGAATAATCAACTTCGTTAAATCCTGTAAATTTATTGTTAATGTCAGAGTTTATTGAATTTTTTATTTTTTGCACAATTTCATTTGTGGGAGGAATTACCGTTAAATTAGTTTGATCAAAAACTTCCCAGTTTTGATTTATGTAAATTTTTTTTAATTTTTCGATGTCACTGTCAGTTAAAGAATTATCTTTAATATGAATCATCTTCTACCATCTGGTCTTATTTCTAATTTTTGTGAACCAAGTCTCCAAGGTGTATCATCTACTGTATTAGTTGTATATCTAATTTTTACTGCTCTGCCTCTGCCTCTGACACTTACTTTTTCTGTAGTGCTTGTAATACTTGCATTTGACGTAACATTAGAAGAAGACTGAGGATATTGCTCCAATGTTAATCTTGCAGTCATTGTATTTGTTAAATTATCAAAATCTGGAACTAATTTGCTAATGGACATTAGCTGATCACCATCGGCTATCTCTACAGAACCAGTTTCTAAAAATGCTGTTATTGCTGTGCCGTCTGCCTGATTATTGCCAGACTCATGTTCATAAATAAAAGACGCACCAGCTGTTAATCCAAGTATAGTAGATATGTTGGCTGTAGCACTAGCATTATACTCAGTGGCTATTGGTTTTTCATATACGTAAGCACCAAGCCATGTAGTTCTACCAAGACTCAAAGTGTACCAGGTTCCCTCCAAATAATTATATGCGACTGCTCTATCTATTTGTGTGGCATTTGCCGAAGGGTAGTACCAAATTATTTCATTATATGCTGTGTTTAATCCTACAGCTATATCATTTTTGTTTGTGTAACTAATGTCGTCAAAAACAAAATCTTGCACAGAACAAGGCATTTTTTTGACAACACCATCATAAAGATAAAATGCATCATCAGACATCCAATAAGCTATACCGTTCACCTCTAAAGCTGCATGTTGAGCTATGAGACCAGCGTTAGCGCCAAGCTGCCTTAAACCAAAAGTAAATGGAGTTCCGACAAATTGTATTCCGTGTAATGACGTATCCGTCCAAACAAGTATTTGTCCTGCTGATTTAACCGCACCAACAATTTTTGATCCGTCTGATATACGTAAAGATCCAGCTTCATTAGTAGCAACTGGTGTGTAATCTGTTGCATCCTCTCTATCTGAAAATCTAAAAAATAAATCATCTTGAGTATCAGTGCTCCCAATTGTAGTCTCTGTGCCAAATATTAATAAATGTCTTGTGTCAGTTGAAACAAGGCTAAATCTAGATGCAGTTGGAGCATTAGACAGAGCTGTTGCTCTTGATCCTGTTCCTGCAGACGTGTCCCAAATAAATGTGCCACCATCTAAAACGGTGGCTATTAAATCTTCACCAAAGTTATCTAATGACCAGTTTCTACCCACAAGAACAACATCAGAAGCAGAGCTAGCCGATCCCCATGTGCCACTACTCCAAGTGTCCGTGCCCCAACCTAAACCATACGTTGAAGTTGCTGGACCAATATTGATTTGATATTTTGCGTTACCTGACCCACCACCACCTGATGTTGATCCAGATGCTGTGCTAGTGTGCGTTACTGTATAATTATTTGCATCCGTTATAGATGTAATTTCAAATTCTTGGTTCATGTCTAATCCATCAATTGACGAAAAAGAGTCAAAAGTTACAAAATCTCCTTGAATAGCGTTGTGACTAGTATCTGCTACAGATACAGTGGTAGTGCCATTGGTTGTAAAAGGATTAGTTAAAGCTTGCGTCTCACGTAAAGGCGTTATGTCGTACACAGCTCCCTCATTGTAAATATATAGTTTTCTATTTGTGCCTAGAGCCAAATATCTTAAACCATCTAATCCTACCCACGAGTGAGTATCTCTTACCACTCCTACAATTGTTTTGTTAGGATTGGGCAGGTTTGTCCATCCACCCCATCTCTCTGGTTTTCCATAATGAAATCTAACAAAATCAGAATCAATATATTTTCTCTCATCTCCTGCAGAATATGCAGTGTCTTGCTTGTCTATACCAGGGCGAAATTTAAGGTCTACTAATTGCATAATTTTATAATAAATTACTTATTGTTTTGAGGCAAGAATTGAGTTCCAACATTGCCTTTGAAAGCATAATTTCCGTAATGTGTCATACCAGATAGAATATCAGCGTATATTTTGCCACCTATATTTTGCCATAAACGACAAAAAGCGTAATCTTCTGACAAATATCTTCTTGTTTCTGGCTCAATCATGGTGTCAAAAAAAGCATAATTCCAATCAGACGTTTTGTGATAATTAAATTCTTCCTCATGTGATTGATTTATATGTTGGTCTGGTTTAAATTTTAAGTCTGGATAGACATTAGCTAATCGTTCAAATACTGCTCTTTTAATCATCATAAAACCAGTTGGTCCGTCTAATACTTCTATAAAGCCTTTTTCAAGTAATATGTTATTAGGATCTTTTACATTTAAATTATATTGCAGTGAGGCAGCTAATAGCTCATCCTCTGAAATATTGGGTTTATCTTTAAGTCTTTTTTTTACTTTTATCCAATCTATAGTTTTTCTTGGATAAATACCAGTTACAACATCTTTATCATAATCGAGCATTCTCATCACTGAATCAGGGTTAAAAGCCAAATCAGCGTCAATAAATAAAAGATGTGTATAGTCACCGTCCATGAATAATTGCACTAGAGTGTTACGAGCTCTGGTTATTAGTGATTCATTACCAATAGTCCCAAACTGCAACTCTATTTTGTTAGAAGCTGCAAGAGCTACAAGTTGCATACAGCTTTTGAAGTACTCTGTTGTAATTAATCCGCCATAACAAGGAGTTCCAATAAATAGTTTAACCATTTTTCTCACCATATATTTGTACATTGGATGAAATAATTATTCTTTCTAAATCCCCACTGTATGAAGCATGATGCCACAATGTAGAAGGAAAAATAATTAATTTACCTATTATTGATTCTTCATCATATACTCTTTGATTAGTTGCATTATGAGGTGATAAAAATGTTGTAGCACCGCCATTTGTTAAATACAACACAGTAGAAAAGTTTACATTCATTGAATCGTGTTGATGAGCACCATGTGTAGAATTATTGCCATAAACAGCGGTCCAATAATTTAAAAGATTTAATGTGAGCCCTTCATTAGAGTATTTTTTTGCGACTTCATTAATTAATTTTTCATATTCATAAAGTTGTATTGGATTTTTATAATCCGTATAATAATTATGTGAACTTGGTGTTTTTGTAATCAAATTTTTTTTGCTGCTAACTTCATCTATTAAAGGTTTCATCTCTTCATTATCAAATTGAAATATTTGTAAAGTTGCCGCAAATAAATATTTTTTGTTTATTATCACTCTAATTATCTTTGTAAAAAATGTTAAGTGTATATCTTTCAGAGCTATCTCCAAAAGATTGCAAGTCTGAGTGTGGTATTTTACTACCATTAAAAAACAATGCCCTATTTTCAATAAAACCTATGTGTGATGATAAAGATTTACCTGTCATAAAACCTGTTCCATTATTCAATAAAGGTTCTCCCTTTACAAATAAAAGAAAATTAGCAACATTGTCTTTTTCAACGTCTACATGAAATAAAGGTTCTTTGTTGTTTTGTCTTTTGTGAGCACTAACTGAGATAGGCTCTAGATTTCTGTTAGGAAAAAAATAATCTTTTATTAACTTTAATAGAGGATCTGTATGAAAACTGTGAGGAAAGGTATGTCTATATCCATAAACTTGACCTTCTGGGTTTTTTACTTCTCCGTAATTAATTTTTAAGAAGGTTTCTTGTAATGATTCTAATGTTTCAGTTGATAAAAAATTATCAACATACATAACGAATTCTGTATTACTATTGTGTTGCATATTCCACTGTTAGATACTCTATTTTTCTAACCCAACCACGAGGTATTGATATAGCACCTCCTCCATGATTATCATCCTTATCGATACACCATGATCTCATAATAACTATTTTGTCATCGTTATTTACAACCATGTATCCAACTTCTTGACACACGGCCAACGGAGCAGAAACAATTTCTTTTATGTGTAGCCAACCTGTTTCAGTATCTTTTGCGTCATGCCATGTTATTCTGACCATTGGAAATGGTGTATTAGATTTGTTGCTCATCTTTCTCTTTTTTTCTTTTAACAGTTACATTGAAAGAAACAGATCTTCTTTCCTCATTTTGTGTTCTAAATGGATAAACCATGTGTGATAGCCAAGACGGAAACAGATAAATATCTCCGACTTTTGGCGTTGCTTGAAATGTATGTCCATTAAAAGTAGCAGCTTGTCCACACTGCCATTGAATATCTCCTACACATGGAAAATGATCTTCTCTTTCATATTCCTCTTTTAAACTTGGAGGTATTCGTAAATATATTACGCCAGACAAATCACCATCATGAACATGTGAAGGGTTAAAGTCTCCAGACCACTGTGATACAACCCACATGCTAGTTATTAATATTTTATCTACTTTATCTGGAGATATAGTGTTTACCATTGGCGGATGTTCTAAATATTTGTGTATTATCATTTGCAAAGAATTACTCATGGGTGCGAACTCAGTTGATATCATCCAAGCTGGAGGATATCTTACTTCTTGTTTAACGTTACCTGCTAAATGCATTGAATGATCCCAATCTTTAGACATTTTTTTATTAGTCATAATCTCTGTTGCCTTATCATCTAATAATTTTATTAATGATTCAGGTAATGATCCTGCAAAAATAGTAGGTCCAAAGGGTCTAAAGGCTTGAAATTGACGTTTTGTTTGTTCTGCCATGTTTATTCCTTTCTAACTCAGTATTTATCTATTGTCATATAGCAATAATTTGCCTATAAATATAGGATTAAATTGGTTAAATCTTCAAGTTCATCCAAGCTTGCCTTTCAACAAACATAAAGTTGCTAAACAAAGGATTATGCATGACTGATGAACAATTTTTACAATCAATTCCACGGTACGGTATCGGCGGTTTTGTTGGTAAAATATTTAAAAAAGTAAAAGATACTGTAAAAAAAGTAGCTCCCATTGCAGGCGCAGGCATTGGCTTTATGCTTGGTGGTTCTGCTGGTGCTGGTATTGGATCTGGTATTGGCAGTTTAATCGCTGGTAAAAGTGTAAGCGAGTCTTTAAAAAATGCAGCTCTTGGATATGGTATTGGTTCAATTGCTGGTAGATTTGGGCCATTACAACAATTTTCTGGAAGAGGTATCGGCGGTAGATTTGCATTTGGTGATGATTTTAATGTTCTTAATAAATTAATGCCTAGAGCTGCAGAAACTTTAGCAACAAGTGACGGAGGCACAACTCCTTTAAAATATCTAGTAGACAACGGTATCGAAGAAAAAGCAGCTAAGAAAATTTTAGAAGAGCCAGACATGGTAAAATTAGTTAATAAAAAAATCGTTGAAGAAACAGGTAAAGAGACAGCTAAAAAAGCTGGTAGTTTACTAAGTAAAGCAGCAACTGGTCTTACTGTTGCCGCACCTATTATGACATATCTTGAAGCTAAAAAAGCAGAAGAAGATTTTGTGCCAGGTGACCCTTACGCATTAAATCCTTTTTATTATTCTGACCCACAACAATTTCAAGTTGCGGGCATAGGTGTCAAACCTTACTATATGGATGATATGCAAAATTATTTCGGTATACCAAGAGAAGATTTACCAAGCGATTTTATTAGAGCAAAAGATGGTGGCGGAATAATGAAATTGGCTAATGGGTCAGATATGAAGTTTCCTAGAAAAACAGGCGCCATCAATGGTCCAGGGACCGGGACAAGTGATGACATACCAGCTATGTTAAGTGATGGTGAATTTGTGTTTACCGCAAAAGCAGTTCGTAATGCTGGTGGAGGCGACAGAAGAGCTGGCGCAAAAAGAATGTATCAAATGATGAAAAATTTAGAAAAAGGTGGTACACTATCACCACAATCAAGAGGAGTAGCAGCATAATGGTTGAAGAGTACATACAAAGAGAAGCCCCAGATATTGAAGCCCGTAAATTAGGGCTAATGGATGCTGCAAAAGCCTTAACAGAAAAAGGTTATAAAATACCAGAATATGTTTTAGCTGATCTAACTCAAGATCAGAAAGATGCCTTAGCTTTAGCTAGACAAGGTATTGGAAGTTTTAAACCATTTTTAGACACCGCACAACAAGCGTTAACAACTGGCTTAGGAACTACTCAACAAGCTATCCAACAACTAGACGCAGTCAGAGGTGCTCCAACGCAAGCTGATTTAGATCCATTTATGAATCCTTTTCAACAATCTGTAATAGATGCAACTTTATCAGAGTTAGACAAACAAGGAGCATTAGCGCAAACTCAATTAAGTGATCAAGCTCAAAGAGCAGGAGCATTTGGTGGAGCAAGAATGGGAGTACAAGAAGCAGAACTTGCGGGTAATTTACAAGATGCTAGAGCAAGAGCTTTAGCTCAATTAAATTTACAAAATTTTGCACAAGCTCAACAAGGTTTAGCTACTCAAAGGGAAAGAGAAAGATTAGCTGCACTTGGAATAGGTGGTCTAGGTCAACAACAAGCAGCTCTCGGTCAAGGTTTTGCATCATTAGGACAACAAGCTCAAGCTTTAGGGCAACAAGATGTTAGTCAACTATTAGGTATTGGTGGTGTTCAACAACAATTTGCTCAACAACAAGAGGACGTTAAAAGAAGAAACATACTAGAACCTTTGATGCAACCATATCAACAATTAGGATTCTTATCTGACATTTATCAAGGAGCTCCTACATCAGCTCAAGTTCTAACGACAGGCGGTGGTGGAACAGGCGCAAGCCCTCTACAGCAAGCTATTGGTGTAGGTATAGGAGCATTGTCTGGAATAGCTGGATTAAAAAAATTAGGAGTGTTTTAATGTCGGTTTTAAATAGACCTATGTTTAACCGTACGCCAACCGTGGTTAAAAGGCAAAACGGATCACCAGAGAGAGGTGAGGTAAGCATGAATCCAGAACCTTTTTTAACTAATTTATTCCAATTGTTTAAAAGACTTAATCCAAATTATGATGCTGAGACCGATGAATTTAGACAAGAAAAATTTCAAGAAGAAAGAGATCAAGCTAAATTTAAAGCATTAGGTGAACTTTTTAGACAAATAAAAGAATCTGATCCTGAAAGTGTTTTACGAGAGGGAGAGTTTGCTACAAAATCTAACACAAACGCAGATCCAGAATTAGTAGATTTGTACAATTCATTTTTAGCAGATAATATTGATGAAATGGAAATGATGGAGGGTTTAGAAAAAGTAAAAGATGAAGATAGTGTTGTAAGAGAAGGTGAAAGTCAACTCGATCCAAACGCAGTAAAAAGAGAAGGTGAGGGGTTTAATTACGATATTGAAGTAGATGGTAAAAATTATAATTTTACATTCAATGAGCCTTTAACA